ACCCTTCCCCCTGGCGGCGCACCCTGATGATGCGCCGATGGTTTGGCTTGGCCCGCAGTTCTCGCCGTATTTTTTCAGCTTCAAATTCATTATCTGCTGTGTGACTGGCGACAAGTGCTTGCTGTTTATACACAACTAATCCCCAAGCAGGTATTGCCGGACAGATGCTGTGTTGATGCCCAGCAGGTGAGCAATGGGCAAGGGGTCAAACCCCTCACCCGTCAGATAGTCTGTGACGCGCCGCTGTTTTTCATTAAGCCGCTTTTCTTTCTTGCGCCGGAATTTCATGCACACTTTGCACACAGGCTGCTTTCGGTCCTTGGTGCGCGGGTGTGAGTAGTATTCCGAAAGCAGTTTTGTTTCGCCGCATTTGGTGCATTCTTTGGTATCAGGCATCGACAATCTCCGCTTGTTGGATGCGTTCTTCTATTGCTTTTTTGAGTTCAAGGCTGTCTGTTTTGTTATGTACCCACAATTGACGCAGCGCCTCGGCATTGTGGTTGCGGAACCAGTCAACTTCGGCAGGTTCTGCTGTGCCGACATATTCCAAGACCCTGTCGACTGCTTCGCCAATTGGCACAGAAACCAGATCACCCATTTGTTCAAACTGGAACAGGGTTGCAGGACCACCCAGCCGCGCTTGACGCTTCTGGCGTTCGGCAGCTTCGGCTGCTTCCCAAGCATTAGAACTTTCTACATGGTCAAATTCTTCAGCAACATGCACACCGGCTAGGTCTTCGGGCCAGCCTTTTCGCAAGGCTTGGCTTTCGGCACACTTCGCCAGCATGTGCTTAGGCATCTTGTGCCATTTTTCTTTTTTGGGGTCTAAAACATACCCGCGTGTGCCTGTTTTTTTCATTTTCTTCTTTCCACTATCTTCCCACACCTCGCCGGTATCTTGCCAAATTACGTCTTCAATTATTGGTGCAAATTCGTGCCAGTAGGCCATGCCAACGACCCTGTGCCAGTCGCCTTTGTTGTCCTGCTTGTAGGCGTTAACTCGAGCATACTCTATGCCCAGCGGGTTATCTGGTCCTATCAGGCTTTCATCACAGATAATCTGGTAAGGTTCGTCGTCAGGGCGATAGTTGCCCTGCCGTTCAGCAAGGCCACGATACCCTTCGATGCTGGTGATAAATGAGCATTTGCGATTTGAACCACTGCCAAAGACAACACAGTAGATTTGCTTGCGGAACGGGTCTAATCCGACCCGCCTGCAAACCTCGGTAAACATATTAAATTCATCCGACGTGGTTCCTGCCGCAACAGTATTTCGGATTAGAGCAATTTGGTCGTTGCTGTAGGTGCGTTCAAGGATTTCTTGTCCCATCTTATTTTCTCCTTAGTGTGAGGCTGATGCCGCCATTGTCGATGTGTGTTCCGGGGACTTCGCCTTCGGCTGCTCGCAGCTTTGACTTGTCCAACACGGGGTCCGGTTGTTTAAAATATTCGGAAGGTATCAACGCTTCGTTGTCTACGACACGCGCTGGCTTGGTGTTGCGTAAAGTGTAGGTGGCACCGGGCAGTTTGATGGTCTTTTCTCCGGCTATGTCCATTGCTTGCAAGACAAGGTTTCGCAGGGTGTTGATATGCCGCTTTCGGCTGGCCTTGCGTTCGCTCAATTTCTTGAGCAAGGCATCGGTGCCTTCAACGTCGATCTCCAGTTCCATGATGGCTGTATCGACTGCACCAAGAACTTCCAGCAGATCGACTTCCCCTTCTAGGGTGTCGAACAATGTCTGGTCGTCAATGCCGGGAACGTCTGCTAGTTCCGATTTTAAATCGGCCCATTGTTCGGCTTGGTCGGTAGCGTGTTTGATTAGTGGATTTGTCACTAAATTACCTTTCGTTTGTGTGACTGACTTTCACACAGTAACGCAATGCAGCGATAATTAAAACTATTTTGATTATATAATATGTAACAGGTTCTACATAACCTGGCGGTAGGTTCGGTCTAACCTATAACAAGTTCGGGCTAATGGGTGGTCAAGTTACGGCTAATAGGTGGTCAGGTTACGGCTAACCTGCAACGGGTCTGGGTCAACAGGGGGGTAGGTTCTGTCTAATAGGTGGGTAGGTTCCACATAACCTGCCACGGGTTCTCGCTAACCTGTCACATATTAGGCAAAGTAAAACCCCCCAGCTGTCAAGACCGGGGGGTTTAAGGAAGGTGAACCCATGAACGGGATCGCGCCAAACATTGTCAGTCACAACAAAGAAAGGCCAACAACACGAAGGAGAAAAGACTTTGAGTTGTTAAGGGGATTATAAGGAGCATAGTTTACAGCCGCAAGATTTTTGGTTAATGTTTTTTCGTCAGTCACACAGTCAAGAACGGGCTGAATATTGTCTACTATAACAGGAGAAAAGAATGAGCCACGAAGCGAGCATTTGGGCGCTCAACCTTCCCCATAACAACGCAACGCACAAAGTCGTCTTGTTGGGCTTGGCGAACCATGCCGACCCTACTGGCGGCAAATGCTTTCCATCCATAACGCGGCTAGAACTATACACTGGACTAAGCAGGCGCACCGTAATTAGGGCTATTAAGCAAATGGAAGAATTGGGGATAATCTCTGCTATTCACACCAAGGGCAAGTCAACGCAATACCAGTTGCATATTGACCTCGAACTAGTGCCAGACAAGCACCAGTGCCAGAATGGCACTAGTGCCACTGACGACACAACTAGTGCCATTGACGACACTAACTGGTGCCAGAGTGGCACCCTAACTATCAATAACCATCAAGAACCATCAATAATATATGATCAATTTGAGCAGTTTTGGGAGTTGTACCCGCGCAAGGTTGGCAAGCGAAAAGCGCAGAAAGAATTTGAACGAGCCATGAAACGCGGTTCAATGGAAACAATCACCCAAGGCTTGTTGAAACAGAACGCAGCATGGCTGGCAGCAGGAACGCCCGTAAAGTGGATACCGCACCCGACGACCTGGCTGCACCGTGACGGGTGGGAAGATGAACCAGCGCAGCCAGAACAACAACAATCACGCTTGCAAAGGAGCACAGCGATATTGCTTGAAAGGGGGAACGTTCAATGAGTTCGCTAGTACCTATTGAAAAATACGATTACGACAAATGCGTGATGGCTGCAGGTGCCATTATATCCGCTTATCCAAAGCTGTTCTTGGAAGATGAAGTCGGCTTCCAGGGGCGGCTGGCAGTCGTGCTAATGGATTATCCAAGGGCTGTTGTCGATGATGCCGTCAAGCACATTCCGTCAGTGATACCGAAGAAACAACTTGAGTTGCATTCGGTGCGCCAGTATTGCAACAAGGCGTCACAGCCGATCTATGAGGCGCGGCGATACCAGCGCGAGCAGTTGCAGCAGGAACGGGCAGAAGCTGAACACATTGCCGAGGTAAAACGGGACAGGCTGGCTTATGAAGCATGGCAAAAAGCCAACCCCGGCAAGAGCCGTTTCGATTATTTGGGCATCACCTGGCGACCAGGCAAAAGCGCCACCATTGATGTGACGCCCTACATAGAAACAGAATGGGGGGCGCATTCGCAGGCGATGCAAGACCGAGAAGCCGAAGGAACCGTAGCCCGTTCGCTAGGCATGGAAACGGCATAGGTTATTTGTTATGATCAGCAAACAATAGTCAGGGAATGATGCATGAGCTTTCACGCACGATTGGTCGGCCGGACGCTGACCCAAGACCGGATACGGATTAACGCTTTAGCGGCGGCTATAGAGTTGTTCAGTTTGATTGGGCATCCGTCAATGGCGCAGATAGAAACGGCTTTTGATCTTGATCCTTCTGATGCGGAATGGGCGCAATTTAAGCAGATGTATGACAGATCAACGAACAAGCGCCGTTTTTTGGCGATTGCGGCGAATGCGATGCGTTTGGCGGAGGGGGGTCATTTTGGGATGGATGACAGCACGACCTTCTTTTCAAGGCTGACGAGCGCGACCAGCGGGGTGTAGGTCATGAGCCTTTATGCGTCAGTTGTTGGGTTCCAGGCTAAGACGACGACTGGTACGCTTGACATTACAGGCAGTCTTGGTGGTGAGAACCCGAAGGCAGCATTGTTTTTTATGACTGAAGAGACCACCTTATCCAACACGCCTTTGACGCCCTTTCATTTCACGATGGGCATGACGGACGGGACGAACGAGTTTTATTCGGTGGTTCACTCGGAAACGGGTGTTACAACGACGGATGATTACAGTGCGGCTTATACGGACGCCGTGTTAAGAGGGATTGATGGCACAGGGGCGCAGACCTACAAAGCTGCTTTTGATAGCTGGATAACGAACGGGGTTCGAATTAACTGGTCTGATGCAGCACCTTCGGCCTTTCAGGGGTTTGTTGTGCTGCTTGGCGGGTCTGATCTTGCGAATGCCTATGTTGGTACGTGTGGCACGGGTGCAACGGTTACTGATCCGGGTTTCTCGGTTAATCAGGTGATTATGGCGGCGATTGGCACGGGCATTGCCAGCGGCACGGTTGCTAATGGCGCTCACATGATGTTTGGCATGGGGCTTGATACCAGCACGTTCAGTAATAGCACGTCTTCCAATTTGGGTTGGTCGTTTCTAATGCGGGATGGTTTGTCAACGTCAGCGCCTGGTACTGTTTGGGAAGATGCTTGTGTCATTTCCAAGCTGAAAGATACCACGACATCTGGTTTTGACTACAACATGACGGTCGGCACATGGAGTTCGAGCGGGTTTACGACGAGCAGCGACCACAGTAATTCGGACAAGGTTGGGTATTTGGCGCTGGAGTGGAACAGCGGTTGTGATGTTCGTTTAGAGCCGCTGGATAACAACAATTATACATCCACGGGCGTGAACAAGCACGATTACGGTGTGACATTTGGCGGCACTGGAACGCCGGTTCTTAATATGTTGTCTGGTAGCCTTTCAAGGCGAGACACTGGCAGCCGCGATAATAATGACGCAGGGGGTATGCACATTGCAGCGACTGATGGCACAACAGACAAAGCTGTCGGCGGCGGTGTAGATGATGGGGTGTCAACAACGGCGACTGGCTCTAATGCGTCATCGAAGTCTCTAGCTATCCCTAATCCCTTTGCGCCACAGAGCAGCAGTGCATGGATCAGGGCAACATTTGATAGCTGGGCCACAGATGGCGTGAACCATAATTATGACGCAGTTGCCGGTGGATCGAATTATCACTATCTTGGTTGGGTGGTCGTTCCGTCTGATGGTGTGGCGGTGCCAGTATTCACAAATCACTATCTAAGAATGATGGGGTCGTAAAATGCGCTACTTGAAACAATCAACGGCTGTTGATGTGATGCTCGGCCCCTTTGTAGACAGCACTGATGGTTCGACGACAGAAGAAGCACTGACGCTATCCCAGGCTGACTTGCAGCTATCAAAAAATGGCGGAGCAGCAGCGCAGAAGAATGACACGACTTCCGGCACTCACCGCTATGGTGGCAATTACATGATTGATCTGGACGCCACAGACACGAACACTCTTGGCTCCCTTCGCCTGATGTGTAAAGAAAGCGGTGCGCTCCCCATTGTGGCTGACTTCATGGTAATCCCGGCCAATGTCTACGATAGCCTGATTGGCGGCACGGATACGCTTGAAGTAGACACCACTCTTATTGAAGGGGTGGATGCCACAAATCAGATCAACGCCGCAGCAGACACCGCAATCAGTGACGCCGCTCTGGCCACCGCAGCCGCCTTGGCCACCGTAGACAGCAACGTAGACGCAATCCTTGTGGACACGGGAACGACCATTCCCGCACAGATTACGGGGTTGAACGACTTATCAGCGGCACAGGTCAACGCAGAGGTTGACACGGCCATCGCAGACGCGGCACTGGCAACGGCGGCGAGCCTTGCGACTGTAGACGCGAATGTTGACGCCATTCTTGTGGATACCGGCACGACAATTCCCGCACAGATTACGGGGTTGAATAACCTGTCAGCCGCCCAGGTTAATGCGGAAGTTGATACTGCAATTGCTGATGCAGCATTGGCAACGGCAGCAAACTTGGCCACGGTTGACACGAATGTCGATGCCATTCTTGTGGACACAAGCACGACTATTCCGGCGCAGATCAGCGGGTTAAATGATATTTCGGCCGCCCAGGTTAATGCGGAAGTCGATACAGCTCTTGCCGACTATGACGGCCCGACGAAAGCCGAACTCGACGCTGGTCTGGCGGCGCTGAATGATCCAACGGCGGCGGCTATTGCAGATGCCGTATTGGATGAGGCGTTGGCAGGGCACGCTACAGCGGGGACTTTAGGCAAGGCTGTCACAGACATTGAGGCCGACACGAACGAATTGCAAAGTGACGATGTGCCAGGATTAATCGCAGCACTGAACAACTTGTCAGCGGCACAAGTCAACGCGGAAGTCGATACTGCGATTGCCGATGCTGGCCTTGCTACATCGGTTGCACTGGCGACAGTTGATGCCATTGTGGATGCCATTCTCGTAGACACAGGAACTACCATACCGGGGTTGATTGCAGCCCTGAACGACCTAAGTGCCGCCCAAGTTAATGCAGAGGTAGATACGGCGATTACTGATGCCGCGCTTGCTACAGCCGCAAACCTGGCGACAGTCGACGGCATTGTGGATGCAATCTTGGTCGACACGGCTACGACCATTCCGGGATTGATTGCCGCGTTGAACGACTTATCAGCTGCCCAAGTCAACGCAGAGGTGGACACGGCGCTTGCCGACTATGATGGCCCAACCAAGGCTGAACTTGATGCAGGGCTGGCAGCGCTGAATGATTTGTCTGCAGCCGAAGTGAACGCAGAAGTTGACACCGCACTTGCTGACTACGATGCGCCAACAAAGGCAGAATTGGACGCTGGCCTTGCGGCACTGAATGACCCGACTGCCGCAGCGATTGCCGATGCGGTGCTAGACGAGGCAACGGCAGGTCACACAACACCGGGAACTGTTGGCGCAGCCATTGTAGATATACTGGCAGACACGAACGAGCTACAGGCGGATGATGTGCCCGGCCTAATTGCGGCGCTGAATGACGTATCAATTGGTGATATACTGCAAACGCAGTTGACTGAAAGTTATGCCGCAGACGGCACAGCACCAACGCTGACGCAAGCTGTGATGCTAATCATGCAGCACCTGACAGAGGTGGAACTTGTCGGCACCACATGGACCACGAAGAAACTGGACGGGACTACCACAGCGGCAACATTTACAACGGATGATGCCAACGACCCAACCAGCATTACTAGGACAGGCTGATGCGGATTGTTTCGCGGGGATTTGGTGTTAGTGATGGCCGTGTGGTCATGCGGGGTTTTTATTCTTCGTTTATCCCAAATCAAGCACGGGCAATTCCTGTCGGGAGCAGGTCACGGGCATTAAATGCTTCGGCGCGTTCGCGCACACTTACAGCAGGGGGCAGGGGGCGCAGCCTTAACGTATCAAACAAGGTGACAGACTAATGACACAAGTTCAGATCAAGTCCCCAGGCTCAATCTTCGATTGGTCATTTGATTGGGATGCCGACAGCGTGTTGAGCGCTAGTGAAACCATTTCAACGAGTTCGTGGGCTGTATCACCTACAGGTGAAATGACTACCAGCAGCCCTGCAATAGACAACGACAACAAACAGACAAGCGTTATGGTTACAGCAGGCAATGACCGCACAACGTACCGCCTGACTAACACCATCGCCACTAGTGCCGGGCGCACCCACGAACGGATGATTACTGTTCGGGTTGCCCCTGTCGGCCTTTAGGCGCGTTTCATCTTCGTAACATCACCAAAGCTGGTCATCAAGTTGTGAACTTGGTGTAACCCGCAGGGCCATATTTGGAAGTTGGTGGCGGTTTCTACGGCGACGTCAGACGCTGTGAAAGACTTTTCGGCAGGGTGCCGGTAAAGGTGGCAGAAGATAGCGTGCCGCTGATCCATAGGCACAATGGGAAATAGCTCAAAAACGTGGTTGTTGATAAACAAGTTGAGCGCCGCCCGTGCTTCGTCCCAATTGTCAGCTTCGCCTATTTCTTGACCGTTAAAGAATACCGTCTTCATGGGTTGTCCCTTCCGTGAATTGCGATAGACGGAATACTACAGCAAGGGTAAAAAGAATGCACCCTTAACGAAAAGTGCTGTGTCATTCGCACTAATTCAAACCATCGTTAGGGAAGGGGCGGTGGGAGTTACTTGGACGTTCGCCTGCCGCCCCGCCTTTTACGATATGGACGTTCTAAAAGGTGGCGCATGGACAAGAAAAAATACAAGATAACCTGGCGCAATACGGATGATCTTATTCCGTATGCTCGCAATGCCCGCGTTCACAGTGATGAACAGGTGGCGCAGATAGCCGCAAGCATATCCGAGTTCGGCTGGACTAACCCGATATTGCTAGATGGCGACAACGGCGTGATTGCCGGACATGGCCGTTTGATGGCAGCGCGGAAGCTGGAACACAAAGAGGTTCCGACCATCGACCTGCACGGTTTAAGCGAAGCGCAGAAGCGGGCCTATATCATTGCGGATAACAAGACTGCCCTGAATGCCTCATGGGACTTTGATATGTTGACGGTTGAGTTTGAGGAACTGGCAGGCATGGATTTTGACCTGGCGCTGACCGGCTTTGGCGAAGTGGAAATTGACGCCATTGCCAATGATGGCCTTGACCTAAGTGTGCTGGATGACGTTTCAGATGATGAACTGGAAGGCTACGAGGCCAACGTGCGGAAAGCCATACAAGTTGAATTTGAGCAGGAACACTTTGCCGAAGCGCAGGAGTTGTTTAAGTTTTGGCGTGAGCGTGAAGCATATGTTGGCGGCTTAATAATGGATTTCTTGCGAGCAGAAAAAAACAAGCTGTGATTATCTGCATACCTACCAAGGGCCGACCCGAAACCAGCACCTACAAACTGTTTGAGGCAAGCGGGCATGAGGTTCATCACTTCATTGAGCCGCAAGACTTCGACGATTATGCCGTTCCAAACAAGGTCAACATCCAGGCCAACGATCAAGGGCTGGTCTACGCCCGTAACTTCATCATGGATTGGGCGCGGGGCAACGGCCACCAGTTCATATGCATGTGTGATGATGATATGACAGAGTTTGGTGTTGCTGTGAATAACCGCTGTGTCAGTCAACCTGGTGCTGACGCACTAAGTGCGCCTATTGCAGCGTTTGAAAAGGCCGGGGCAGCGATAGGCGGGTTCAATGCGAGGCAATACGCTTGGAGTGAAAAAAAAAGCTATCGCTTGAACGCTGGTAAGAGCGAAGGGGTAGTGTTGATGAACATGAGGAAAATATATTGGCGATATCGCGGAGGCATGAAGCAAGACAGAGACTTCCTGATGCAGTGCCTAGATAATCGGCAGAACTTTATTTTTTTTCCAAAGGTATATTATGGAACCCCTGTTATTGGCACAAATAAAGGGGGGCTGCATGAGCAATACGCAACAGGGGTTGACGCGAAAGCAGCGTATACTCTGCAAAAGCGATGGCCTGAATATTCCAAGATCATTGAACAGCACGGGCGCATTGACGTCCGGTTGGACTACAAGCGCAAGGCCGCAGATATGGGATTGAAGGTAATATGAACACGCTGGAACTGGTCAGGCTGGATGGGCCAGCGGTTAAGGTCGGGCAGAAATGCCCCGCCATAGAACCCAACATTACCGAAGACACCATATTCACCGAGAGCGGGAAGCCTGTGGGGTTTTACCTGCGGGACATAACGCAGCACTCAACTATTGCCGGTGAACTGGCAGCTATCGCCAACAGGGAATTGTGCAGCGACAGGGTGCCAAAAACAGAAATGAGCCGTGGCCCCCAGGGCAGCAAGTTGGACAAACTAAAACGGCTACAAGAAGGAAAGAACCTTGTGACGCAATACAGCGCCATCCTTGGTTCAGTTCCACCAAAACCTCATATGCGCCGACCCTACCCAACTATAAGCAGCGTTCATTCCTGCAAGACAGCTAAGATATTTGTGAAATCAATGCTTTACCTTTGCCGGGAAAGCGAGGCGCTTATAAAAAAGTTGATGCCTGAACAATACGAGGTGCAGAAAGCCGCCATAGCCGCCAACGTGCCGGTCAAATACAGGTTCGGTGAGTTGTTCACTAGTTCAATCAGCAATTACAACATCGCAGCCGATTATCACATAGACCGCGCCAACTTGCGGGATTGCGTCAATGTGATCATAGCCAAGCGGGAAGCGGCAACAGGCGGGAACACAAATGTTCCGTCCTTTGGTGCTACGGTCGATAGTTGCGATAATTCAATGCTCGTGTATCCAGCATGGAAAGACATACACGGCGTAACACCGATAGTGAAGCAGTTGCCTTATGGCTACAGGAACACGCTCGTATTCTACCCCCTAGCAGCGTTCGCAAAGTACGTTTGATGCTGCCAGTAAATGAGATATTTCAAGCGGTGCAAACAATTGGAGCCTTCACCGGCACACCGTCTATCTTCATTCGTTTGCAGGGTTGCCCTGTAGGTTGCCCGTGGTGCAACACTAAACATGCCTGGGCCATCAACGACGACACGCGCACAAATTTCGTTGATATGGTTGCCAAAGAAGAACTTGGTCAGCCAGAATGGGCATGGGTTGAGGCGAAGTGGCTGGTGGAATACATAGTCGGTTTGTTTGAAGGAAACCATGTCGTGATAACGGGCGGCGAGCCATGCCAATACGACCTGACGCCATTGACGAATATGCTTGAGGGATACGGCTACACAACCCAGGTTGAGACAAGCGGGGTGCTGCCGGTGCAGGTGTCAGCATTTACATTTGTGACCGTTTCACCCAAGATAGACCAGCCGGGCGGGTTGCAGGTTATTGAGCAGAACGTGATCGACGCTGACGAAATAACCTTTGCCATCAGCAGCGAGCGCGATATAGCCGCGCTTCAAAGCTTGTTAAATGCGTTAAAACGACCCGTGGGCATGGTATACCTGCACCCAATAAGGAGCACATACCAGAACGCCCGATTGTGTGTGCAGGCGGCAACAGAGGCAGGGTGGCGCGTATCGTTGCCTGCGATGTTCAACGGAGTTAGCGATGGGTGACAACCCGCACAAGGACCATTTTGCGCCTGAAAAGGTGGCCCAAGTGCTGATTGACTGTGGCGGCATCAAGGCTGTGGCAGCGAAGGCGTTGGGTTGTTCGCGTCAGACAATCTATAATTACATTGAGAAATACGATATGTGCAGGGATGCCGTGGAAGAAGGCATTGAGATCGTTCTGGATAAAGCCGAATACAATTTGGTTCAAGGCATCGCTGACGGGCACGAAGGTTTTACCAAATATTACTTGAACAACAAAGGAGCGCGGCGTGGCTACGGTTTTAGACCGGAGGCAAATGGAGCAATCGGCGGACCCGATCAGGCTGCGGAAAGTGCAGCGTCCGGCGCAAGACTTGTCGCTGATAGAATTACTCGCTTGTCAGCCGCAATCGACGCTAGACCATTACCTGAAAGTGTGGATGGAGACGAACCAGAGCGAGTTGAGTGACCTTCAATATGATTGGGAATTCAACGGCAGGCCGTCACAATTTGCACCAAAGGGGAACTGGACCATATGGGCATTGGTCGCAGGCCGAGGGTTCGGCAAGAACCGCAGCGGCGTAGAATGGGTGCGAAGCCTTGTAGAAGGGCCAACCCCACTAACAGCACCAGAAGGTGCGCCAAAGTGGATTAACATTGTCTCCAGCACCAGTTCTGACAATCGCGACTTCGTGGTCGAAGGCGAAAGCGGGTTTCTCAACCTTTGCCCCCCCGACTATATGCCAACCTATGAGCCATCCAAACGGCGTTTGACTTGGCCTAATGGGTGCCGTGCTACGTTGTTCAGCGCAGAAGAACCCGAAAGCCTGCGCGGGGCACAAGGCGAGGTGTCGTGGTGTGACGAACTGGCAAAGTGGAAATATCCAGACAGGGCATGGTCCAACCTGCGGTTCGGTATGCGCCTTGGTGAGAACCCCCGCACCCTGATAACAACAACACCGCGCCCGGTGAAACTGCTCATTGACCTAATGAAGCGTGAACGCACCCACGTTACCAGCGGCACGACCTACGACAACGCCAGCAACCTCGCCAAGTCATTCTTTGAAGATGTTATCACCGACTATGAAGGCACCCGACTAGGTCGCCAGGAGCTAATGGGCGAACTGCTTTTAGACCGCCCCGGCGCACTGTGGAACCTCGAACAACTGGATATGCTGCGGGTTGACCAAGCACCCGAAGACCTTGTGAGAGTGGCCGTGGCTGTTGACCCAGCCGTTACTGCTAATGACGGTTCAGACGAAACAGGCATTGTTGTTGGCGGCAAAGCCGCAGACGGTCACGGTTACTTGTTGGGGGACTATACGATCAAGGGTTCACCGAACGAATGGGCCACCAAAGCAGTGCAGGCGTACTACGAGCATGAAGCCGATTGCATCGTGGCAGAAGTCAACCAAGGCGGCGACATGGTTGCAAGCACTATCCATGCGGTAGACAAATCTGTTAAAGTCGTGTCAGTTCGCGCAACGAGGGGCAAAGTTGTTAGAGCGGAGCCGGTAGCTGCGCTATACGAACAGAACAAGGTGCATCATGTTGGCACCTTCTCGAAGTTGGAAGATCAGATGGTGAATTTCACACAAGACTTTGACGCCAAGAAAGAAGGGTATTCCCCCGACAGGCTTGACGCTGCTGTGTGGCTGTGGGTTCACCTAATGGTCAAAACGAAAAGGAAGCCCCAGGTATGAAGTGGCCGTGGCAGCGAAAGCAATCCGCAGTGCGCGAAAGCGTTTCCCAATTTGTCGGCGTTGGCGACCCCGCCTTTATGACACGCAACCCGGCGCAGTTTGCCAAAGAAGGCTACAGCTACAACCCGGTTGTCTATAAATGCGTTTCGCTTATTGCGCGGTCAGTGAGCAGCGTTCCAATCAAACTCCGCGTTGGCGGTGAAGAAACAGAACAACACAACATCCTTGATGCACTTGAACGGCCTAACCCTGTGCAGTCCCAAGCAGCTTTCATCGAGGCGTACTTGTCAGAAATGCTTATTTCAGGAAACGGCTATTGCGAGCGTGTAACCAGCACGGACAACCGTATATTGGAATTGTGGACGCACTCACCGCAATATATGAAAGTGCTCAAAGGGAAATACCGTTTGCCTGCTGGGTATCAGTGGTCTAACGGCATGAACAAACACACATGGCAGGCCGACCCGGTAACGGGGCAGAGTGACATTCTTCAGATCAAGACGTTCAACCCCTTGGACTATTGGTACGGGATGTCGCCAATGGAAGCGGCTGTTTATGGCATAGACAATCACAACGCTGCATCCAAGTGGAATTACAAGCTGCTGAAGAACGGTGCCGCCACGACTGGCCTGCTGACGCACAAGATCACCGAAGACGAAGAAGAATTATCACCCGAACAGTTGGAAAAGCTGCGGAAACAAATGGCAGACCGCGCTTCTGGTGTGGACAGTTCAACCACATTAGTTCTGGAAGGTAACTTCGACTATATGGAAATGGGCATGAACCCTAAAGACCTTGACTGGCGGGAAGGCAAGCACATGAGTGCCGGGGAAATCGCGTTGGTGTACGGGGTGCCAGGTCAGCTTGTGGGCATCCCTGACGCACAGACCTATTCCAACAACCGTGAAGCACGGCTGGCCTTGTGGACGGAAACGATCATCCCCATTGCTGAAATGATGCTGGGTGAATTGTCTGTTTGGTGCAGCGGCTTCTACGATGAGGACATTCAACTTTACCCAGACCTAGACGGTGTTGAAGCATTGTCACCCCTGCGAGAACGCAAGTGGGAGCGCGTTACCAAGGCAATCAACAACCCGCTGACTATTAACGAGGCACGGGAAGAACTCAACCTGCAGCCGGTAGAAGGCGGCGATGTGTTGTTGGTGCAAGCTGGGCTGTTGCCCATTACCGACAGCGGCGAACTGATGCCAGTAGATGACGAAGTAATGGCCTATCGGATTGCATATGGTGAGCAGTAGTGTTCAACCTGCGAACAGAGGCAGCGCGTAAGCGCGAAGCCGCGTTTCAAGAACGCCAACGCGCCGCATTTGAGCGCCGTATTTTTACAAGAATGCGCCGGGAATTTAACCGCGTTTCAAAAGAACTGGCGCGGGTTTATATCAGCGACGACCTTACCAACTTTGATGCTGTTATCGAAAAGCACCGCGAAAACGTGTTGAACATTCTCACAGTTCAATACCGTGGCGCATTCCGTTTGTTTGGGGGCCGCGTGTTGGACGATGGGGCAAAACGCTTCGCCCCTAGCAAAAAGACGGCTGAAAGTGTATTCTCGGAAGCCATGAAAACGTGGATTGCAACAGTAGGCGTGGAAAAAGCCGTGAGAATAAGCGACACCACACGCAGTCAAGCCGCCGCCGCGTTGTTGGCAACGATGAACGAAGGGCAAGAAGTGACCGCCGCTGAAATACAAAAACGAACAGGCGGTGTAGTAGGCAGGACGCGGGCGCGGGTCATTGCCAGAACTGAAACGCACAATGCCGCTAATGCAGCGAGCCTAGAAGCGGTTGATGCACTTGAGCTAGAGGAAGTCCAGAAAGAATGGATTTCTGTAGAGGACAGCAGAACACGGCAAAGCCATGCCGCCGCAGATGGACAGTTAGTTCCTGTGGACAGTTCGTTTGTCGTGGGTTCGGCGATGTTGTCCCACCCTGGCGACCCTACCGGCCCAGCAGGCGAAGTCATCAATTGCCGGTGCGTGATGGCATATGTGACGGAGTAGAAAATGGAAACGAAACACATCCCAATGGAATTAAAGGCGTCCGGCGAACAGGGAACATTCTCTGGGTACGGTTCAATCTTTGGTAATGTAGACCTGCACGGCGACATTGTTGAAAAGGGCGCGTTTACCGAAACGCTTAAGGAACGCCCCATTGAACATGTCGGCCTGTACTGGATGCACGACCCCCGCGAACCGATTGGCAAATGGTCAATCATGGAAGAACGCGAACAAGGCTTGTGGGTAGAAGGCAAGCTGACGCTGGGTGTATCACGCGCCCGTGAAGTTTACGAACTTATGAAGGACGGCGCTGTTACCGGCTTGTCCATCGGATACCGAACCCGCAAGTACGACCTTGACGGCGAGAACGATATTCGTATTCTAAAAGACGTTGAACTGTTCGAGGTGTCCGCAGTGAGCGGTCCCGCGAATGAGGAAGCCCGTATAGCAGGCGTGAAGTCAGCGAAAGACTTTGCCAATCTTGCTACGGTACGGGAAGCGAACCAAGCCTTGCGCGATGCTGGCTTTTCGCAGCGAGAGGCAAACGCCTTTATTTCCCGTGTTAAGTCATTCGGTCAACGTGACGTTGACAATGAGGAACTAATCCGCGCCATTGACGGCGCACGATCTGCACTCAAATAAACGGAGTTGACCAAATGGAACTCAAAGAAGCAATTGACGGCCTCAAGCGCGACTGGGAAGGTTACAAGGAAACCAACCAAGAGCGCATTGATGCCGCTGTAAAAGGCGCAGTTGACCCTCTGATCGAGGAAAAGCTGAAAACCGCCAACGACGATTTCTCAACTAAGTTTGACGAAATCATGGAAGCCCAGAAGGGCATCAAGGCCGAAGCTGAAGCACAGATCAAACGTGCCGACGAATTGGAAGCTGCGCTGAAGCGTGCATCTGACAACGACAACGGCGTTGATTTTGGCGAGGCGCACAAGTTTATGGCCTTGGCACAGCATAAGTCAGTAGACGAACTGCTGGAAGACCAGGTGGACATGGGCAAGTTCAACGACTACGAAAAGTCGTTTGTTCGTTCTTATCTGCGCCGGTCTGAAAAGCACGCCATGAACGATGCCGAAACAAAAGCGTTGTCTATTGCTGGCGACCCGCAGGGTGGCTATCTGGTGCCGCCGACGATGGCAACCAACATCATCACCAAGATTTTCGAGACTTCGCCTGTGCGCTCTATTGCGTCCACAGTGACCATCGGCACTGACCGTTGGGAAGTCCCGCTTGACCGTGATGAAGCGACGACAGGTTGGGTGGGTGAAACCGCAGCCCGGTCCGAAACGGACACACCGGAACTCGGCAAGTTTGAAATCCCCGTTCACGAACAGTACGCCAACCCGCGTATCACGCAGAACATGCTTGACGATGCACAGTTGGACATTGCTGGCTGGTTGAATGGCAAGGTTGCTGACAAGATGGCCCGTACCGAAAACACCGCGTTCGTCAACGGCAACGGCGTGACACAGCCTCGCGGCTTTATGGACTACGCTTCAACTGCTGTTACAACGGCTGATGCAAGCCGCGCCTTCGGTGTGTTGCAGTACATCATTACCGGTGCTTCTGGTGGCTTCAACGCTACTGACCCCGGTGATGCCCTGATTGATCTGGTGTATGCGCTGAAGGCTGGTTATCGCCAAGGTGCAAGCTGGGCAATGAGCCGTTCCACTGTTGGTGCTGTTCGCAAAATTCAGGACGGTGACGGTAACTATCTGTGGCAACCGAACTTCACTGATTTGCAGCAGTCTAACCTGTTGGGTGCGACAATCACCGAACTGGAAGACATGGCTGCTATCGGTGCTGACAGCTTCTCCATTGCCTTTGGTAACTTCAGCGCTGGCTACCAGATCGTTGATCGCCAGGGCATCCGGTTGCTGGTTGACCCGTACTCTGCCAAGCCTTACGTCCAATACTACACCACCAAGCGTGTAGGCGGTGACGTTGTGGACAGCGAAGCCATCAAGCTGCTGAAATTCGGCACCTCGTAGGCTTCAAAAAACAGGGGGACTTCGGTCCCCCTTATTTGAAACACGCAAAAAAAAGGAGAGCAACATGCTCCGCGATTTGCACAACAATATCACAGTCAGCAATGCGCTTGACACGCAGGTTATCAGCACTAACACCACCACAGTCGGTGACATTATTGACACCAAGGGCAACAGTGCCGTTGAGTTCGTCATTCAGTCTGGCACCCTGACGAATGGCGCATTTGCTGTTCTGATTGAAGAAGGCGATGCCGCCAACCTTTCTGACGCTGCTGCTGTAGCTGACGCCGACTTGCTCGGCACAGAAAGCGATGCTGGCTTTGCCGCCACCGACGACAACACTGTAACGAAGATCGGTTACATTGGGGACCAACGCTACGTGCGCTTGTCTATCGTGTCGACTTCCGTAACTTCAGGCGGCACCCTTGGTGCTGTGGCCGTTCTCAAGCCGCTGATGCGTGGCACGACTGGCTAATCGAGGTTCGGGCGGGACGATCTGGGCCTTGCGCCGTGAAGGGTTGTCCCTCTTGCCTCGGTTGTTCCGCTCGACGCTGTTAAAACGGCGATTTTAACGGGGCCACACGGGTGAAGCGCAGGCACCCTAACCCCAACATCAAATCCAACGGAAGGGCGTTAGAATGAAAATACGGCTACTCAAAGCATGGTCCTACAACCTTGATGGAATGCACACGCTGACCGGCAAGAAAGATGAAGAAATCAACCTTGAAGGCCGCGAGGCTTTGGCTGCTGATGCCATTGAAGGCGGGTTCGCAGAAGAAGTGAAACCCAAAGCCAAGAAAAAGGCTGCACCTAAGAAAAAGGGCGCGGCTCCAGAAAACAAAGCGAATTAAGGTCTGTCGGCTAGTCTCCTTCCCCCCTCACTGATAGACCGGAAGCGGGGCCGTTCAGCGGCCCCGTTTTTTGTTGGCTTTGTTCCTTCCATCGTTTTCATAATCCATGATGTTGTGGCTGGTCGCACCCCAACGGCTGATGAAGCGTTGCATCACTTCTGTGTTGTTGTCCTTTAACGCCTGGCAATATTGGGTCCATTCGCGGCGGTCTGTTTTGTTCATAGTCTATGCTCCTTCATATTCGGCTTTGCGTGACAGGAAGCCGGGGTCGTTGTCGGCGTTGTATTCCATGCAGGCGCGTATCGCCTCTGCTTCTGTCTGCACATGACACAAGGTTGTCTTGCGGCCTAAATGCGGCTCACGGCCACCCGGCCATTCGGGGTTACGCTTCCAGAAATTGCGTACGAAAACATGATAGTTCATAGTTCTTCTCCCTCTTTGGTTGGTTTAAATAGACTGATTTGATAGGACCGGAAAGGGCATGATTGGATTAAACACGGATTTCCTTCGTTCAAATTATTTGCAAGGTGCACCAATACAATTTCACACTGTGGGCAAAGAGGCTCACCTTGTATTTTTCGTTTTCCGTTGACCATGTGGCGTTTGGGCAGGTTCATATGCCTTCGCTTGGCCGATACGGTGGCAATGTTCTTTCGCAGCCTCTTGGCAATATCCTTGATAGGTGCGCCGTCTGCCCACATATCAGTTAGCGTCTTTTCCATTTCTGCGTCCCAATGTCCCATTATTCGTCTACCCCTTCCATGAAGGCTTCAACGGCTTGGTCAAGAATACTGCGGGTGGTGTGTACCCTGACGGCAGCGCGTTCGGTGTTTACCGTGTCGGCGTCTTTGATGGCGTTTTCTAGCTCGTCTGCCAGCCACTTGATGAAGTCGGGTGTTGCTGACCAATGCGGGGTGAACGTGTCTTCTGATGGATGAATGGTGGCCTTTAGCACCCCGAACTTGTTAGCCTGTGCGCGTGCATGTTCCATTGCTTGCTGGTTAGTTCTTTCCATCAGACGTTCCTTTAGTCGTTGTTGAACAGGTAGATCACAGCCCACATCGCTATCAGCGGCAACGCATACCAAAGAGCAAAAGGGATGGTAATGGCGATAAGAACAGCAGCGAGAGTGCCGCTGATTTTGTCATATGTTGACTGACGCATTAGCCCGCCTCATTTGTCTGTATTTCAACGCTGGTGTACAGGTCTCCAAGTAGGGACCTCATCGCTTTGGCGTCAATTTTGTCCCTGAACCAGACACATTGAAAATCGTCATACCGAGAATAGTAGACCTGGTTGGAATGCATTATGTCCTGCATCAGCTGGCCAATCACATCGCTGACATTCAGACGCAACCACCATCTGTGAGTAAATATGCGACCCTCAATATTAAGCCGGTGCATGTTCTTTGTTTCAGGATTGAGAATGGACATTGGACGTTCCTTTTTGTTTAAAAGTCTTCGCGAGAAGCGGAAACTATGGCAGCAATGATAGCAATGATTACGACGAAGACAACCCGCATGAGGAACCATGCAACACGGATGGCAAAGTAACCAACAACAACTACAAGAACGAGTGTTAAGAAATCCATTGTTGCCCCTATGCCACGTTGTCAATGGCTATTTCTTCAACCTGCTTAATCAGCGCCGATGCATTATCAACGCCAAGAAAATATTCCAGTGCAGCAGGAAAGGTTGCAAAGCACTCGTCGCCTTCTTCATTGGAGAGTTCCACATATTCAAACATCGCTGAATATTCGTACATCACACCCCGCGCACCATCGACGACCCGTTCTATCAGAACAGAACATTCTGACGCGACATGGTAGTAGTGGCCGAGACTTTCAAAGTCGGTTTGAGCGCATGTATATTCGAGATTGGACATTGGACGTTCCTTTCGGTGACTGAATTTGGTAATCTCAATAATCATAATACGCAGTTAAAACTAAAAGTAAACCCCCGTTTTAACTTTTTTCTGTGAGGCAGTATGCGACACTATGAAAGAACCACAGAACCGGCAATTGACCCGATTACCGTTGATGAAGTGAAGTCAGCAGGGCGCATTGACCACGAAACCGAAGACGGCCTGCTTGCAATGTATGTTACGGCTGCTGTGGATGCTTGTGAGAAGTATTTGGGCCGCGCCCTGATAAGCCAGACCTGGACGCTCTATTACGACGAGTGGCCGAACAATGACGAGCCGTGGTGGGATGGCGTACGGGTGGCGTCACAGAACGTGTTGAGTAGCGAAGCCGATGTGATTGAATTGCCTTATGGGCCGTTGCTATCGGTGACAAGCATTTCCACATTCAACACCAGCGACACTGAAAGCACTGTGCCAACTGATGTGTATGGAGTGACGACTGGCATTAGTTCACGCGTTTATCTGAAAGATGGGCAAGTGTGGCCCAGCGCAACGCGCACCCGTGACGGGGTAAAGATTGTCTATGTGGCTGGCTACGGCACCGACTTCAACGATGTGCCAATGGCAATCCGCCAGGGCATCATTCAGTTGTGCGTTCATTGGTACGAAAACCGCGAGGCAACAGTTGATGTGAACGTCAACAAGGTGCCCAACATGATCCGCAAGATATGGTCCCCGCATAAGGCCATCCGATGACCGTAGGAAAGATGCGCCACAGGGTAACACTCAAGAACCACCCTACAACGGCGGTGGGTGCTGGCGGTGTTATATCCCAAACAGAAGACGTTATCGCTACCATATGGGGCCGGGTGCAACCAACATCGGGCGTGCAGACAAACGCCCATGACCGTTTGGAATATCCTGTAACGCATACGGTGACAACCCGCTATCAGGCTGAATACAAGTCTGCTCGATTTATCACCCACGATAGCCGTTCATTCAAAGTGCTGGGTGTGCAAGAAGAAGAAGAACGGGGCCGCTGGTTGGTGTTCAATTGCCAAGAAGGTGTGCCGCAATGACCAAGGTTACAGTCACAGGCATGGACAAGCTGGAGCGCCAGTTGGAAGCAATCACGCCAGCCATTCGCAATGAAATGAAAGGCGCAATTTCTGATAGCCTGCTTCGGGTTCACCGTGCAGCGGTCAAACGTGTGCAAAAAGGCCCAGCCACGGGCAAAATATACAATCGCCGGGGCAAGCCGCACCAAGCTTCAGCACCCTATGAAGCGCCCATGTCAGACACCGGCACTCTTGCCAGGTCAGGCCATGTCGTGCAGGACAGTGACGGCCTTGGCGGTGAGGTTGTGTTTGATGCTAAATATGCTCGATACTTGGAACTTGGCACCCGCAATATGGTTGAACGCCCCTATCTGTTGCCTTCGCTGCGTGATAACGAAGACTACATTGACAAGCGCACAAAGCAAGCCGTTCGGGATGGCACCAAGAAAGGGGGCCGCAAGTGAACGCATGGGAATTACAGAAGGCTGTGTACACCAAGCTGACAGATGATGCTGGGTTGATGGCATTAGTCACCGGCGTTTATGATTGGGTGCCAGAAGGCACCGCGTTTCCATATATCACTATTGGTGAAGGACAGTTTAACGAGCGCGACAACAAGACGCATAACGGCATCCGCACAGACCTGATGGTGCATGTATGGTCAAATCGAGGGATTGTCGGTATAAGGGGACGGGACGAGGCAAGGCAGATCGCCCAGGTCGTATATGACCTTCTGCATTGGCAACCGCTAACGATTGAAAATTACGATCATGTTTTCACTAAATGGGCGTTCGGTGAGACAATACTAGACGTTGACGGTGTGACGTATCATTCTGTTCAACGGTTTGAAATTCTGGCCCACGAAACTTAGGAGTTTGAAAGATGGCAGAACAAGCAGGTAAGGACATGCTGTTGTATGTCAGCGATGGTATGTCCGGTTGGACGGTCTTCGCTGGCTTGCGCCCCACTCGTATCGCACTGAACCGCGAAACTGTGGACATTACCAACAAGGACAGCACCAACCACTTCCGTGAACTGTTGAAGGCAGCAGGCGTTAAGTCATGCTCATTTGCAGGCGGTGGCGTTTTTCTTGATGCGGCTGTTGATGAAACAGTCCGTGCGGATTTCTTCGCTGACACTGAAACCGACTATCGGGTTCTGGTGCCTGACTTCGGCACATTTGATGGTGCGTTTCAGATCACCAACCTGGAGTTTGAAGGCGACTACAATACGGCGGTCAACTTCACCATCCAGCTTGAGAGTGCAGGCGACCTGACCTTCACTTCGGTATAGGTGACACATGGCGAACGCAAGAGGGACAGTTCACCTAGTCATCGGTGGTAAGAAACGCGGCTTCAAGGCTTCATTTGAAAACATCGTTGCAATTGAGCAAACAACTGGCAAAGCAATTTTCCGGCTGGCTCAAGATGCCGCAACGATGGAGATGTCGCTGGCAGAGATTACCCAAATTCTCCATTCATCCATGATGGGGACTAACGTGCCGGACATTGAGAAGTTCGGTCCCCAGGTCTTCAAGCTGGGCATTGTCAATGTTATGCCCACGGTGGTTGAAATTCTAACCAGTGCCATAAGCACTGGCGAAGAAGAAACGGGAAACGAAGAAGGGGCGGAGAACGAATAGACCCCGATGCACCCTTCCCAATGCGTCGGATGATGCAAATTGGAATGGGTGTGATGGGGTGGCCTCCGTCCGAGTTCTGGCAGGCGACACCATATGAGCTATATGCCGCCGTTGAAGGGTGGCAAGAAGCGAACGGCGGTGGCGGGGAAGACAAATACCCGGACCGCGAAAGCATTGAGGATTTGGTGGTAGAATATGGCGACGGAACTTGAAAAGATTGTTATCCGCGTTGAGGCGGATTTAGCCACCCTGAAAAAAGGGCTGGTTGACGGCGAACGCCAGACCAAGACTTCATCCGAAAAGATGGCGGCATCACTTGAGAAGATCGGTGGTACTGCTGCGCGTGTTGGTAAGACTGTTGGCACTATGGGCCTTGCGGCTGCTGCTGGTTTGGCAGTTCTTTCCAGACGCGGCCTTGAAACAGCAGATGCCATAGACAAAAGTTCCAAAACGGCGAACATTTCCACCAAAGCATTTCAGGAATTATCGTTCGCGGCATCACTGGCAGGGTTGAGCCAACAGCAGCTTTCTATTGCTCTGGAAAGTTTCAACCGGCGCTCAGGGCTTGCCAAAGACGGCAACGAAACATATCTCAAAACGCTTAAGACCCTGAAAGTAGATCTGCGTGAAGCTGGCGGCGCATTTAAGTCAACTGAACAGTTGATGGAAGAAAGCCTGGTTGCGCTTGCCAAGATTGATGATGCCGCATTACAGGCAGCACATGCATCGGTGATCTTTGGCGATGATGCAGGCAAGCGGCTTCCATTGTTGCTGAAAGACGGCATTCAAGGCTTGGAACAAATGCGTAAACGTGCCCACGAATTAGGCATTGTTCTTGATGATGGGTTGATTGGCAAATCAGTGCAGGCCAAAGATACGTTGACCGGGTTGCAATTCGTTCTTGAGAACAAGTTGGCCGTGGCTGTTGCCGAAAATGCGGGGGCAATTGAACAGCTAGCAAGTGCCGCAACTACTGTAATTCCAAAACTTATAGACGCAACGCTTGCAGCGTTAGAGCTTCTGCGCGTTGTTGATATGAGCCCAGAACGCTTGCTTAAATCCATTAACGTCAGCATGGCAAGTGGAACTGGATTTACAAGGGCGCAGCTTGAGAGTGCCAAAGCACTCGGCGTTAACCTTTATTCAGCAATGCCTAGTGTTAAAGAAAGGATAAGAAATGAAGCTAGTTTTAAAGGTCCTATAAACCCCGTTAAGGTTGACCCGATCATCGCAGAGCTACAGCAGATTGTAGACGAAAGAGCAGCAGCAGCCGATGCACTTAGAGCAATCACAACTGGTACAGGCGGCGGTGATGGTGGTGGCAGCTTTTCCGAGAACCTTCGCAAGTCTGCGGAGAAATTCACACCAAAACAGAGCGATAGGAAAGACCTTTCGTTTGAGACTGTTGAAAATGCATTTCAACGCAACACAGAAATTCTGGAAATGCAGAAGCAGTTAAACGAAGAACTGCTAAAAGCACAAGGCACGGATGAAAGCCGGTTGGAATTGCTCGCCGCCCAGCAGGCAGGGCGCAAACAAGAACTTCAATTCATGTTGGCTGCATCTGATCTAGCGCCGGAGTTGAAGCAGCAGTTGCTTGATACGCTTGATGCTTTAGCGAATGTTGAACTGGACAATCTGAAGACTGAACTGCAAGACGCCAAAGACGCAGCCAATGGCCTTGGTGATAGCCTGAACCAAGCGTTCCAGAACGCGGTATTGAACGGTGAGAATTTCATCAAGGTTCTCGGGCGTATGCTCAAGCAGGTTATCTTGTTCGGGCAAGACGGCAAGGGCGGCATCTTCGGTGGTTTGCTGAATGGCATCTTCGGAAAGGTTGGCGATTTCTTCGGTGATGGTATTGGTGGGCTGTTTGGGTTTGCTGAAGGTGGTCGGCCTATGCCCCGCCGTGCTGCTGTAGTGGGTGAAAATGGGCCAGAACTATTCATTCCCGACAGCAGCGGCACCGTCTATAACAACCGCGAGTTCGGGTCAATGATGCGCCCGCAAGGCCAAGGCATCATTCAGCACTGGGTGCTTGAGCAAAACATTCATTTTGACACTACGCTAGAAAGCGTTGATACGCGTATTGCACAGGCAACGCCACGGCTTGTTGAAGCATCCAAATCGGCTGTACAGGACGCCATGCAGCGAGGCGGCGGCTTCGCGTCAACTGTGAGAGGATACTAATATGGCTTTCACCTACCCCCTAACAATGCCAACTTCGCCGGGTATACAGGTTTCCAAGTTCGGGGTTCAGTTTCGCAACAAAGTTTTCCGTTCCATGAACGAAACTGTGCAGGTAGCCAAGGAACCAGGAGACTTGTGGGTGTATGAATTTCGCTTGCCAAAAATGACCCGCGCACAAGCGGCAGCGTGGCAGGCATGGGGAATGAAACTGCAAGGCCGCTTCGGGACGTTCTATGCGGCTGACCCTGACGCCACCACAGCGCGGGGTGTTGGCACTGGCACACCATTGGTGAACGGCGCTTCGCAGGTTGGCACATCAATCATCACCGATGGATGGACCGTTAGCCAAACGGGCATCTTACTTGCTGGTGACTACATAGAGATTGAAGACGAACTGTATATGGTGACGGACGACGCCAATTCGGACGTATCAGGCAACGCAACATTCAACATCAGCCCTGCCATCCCCGCAGGCAATGCACCGGCTGACAATGCCGCCATCACGGTATCATCGGCACAGGCAATCTTTCGGCTAACATCTGACGACCTGATATGGGACGTTGACGCGCTTTCAATCTATGGCATGACTTTCAAGGCAATACAGGACAGATGACACGCGACTTAACAGCAGCAGTACACACAGAACTTGCAAGCAGTTCGATTATCCCCCTGGTGGTGGTGGAATTAGACTTTTCAAGCGGGTTCCTGCGCGTGTTCAATGGAATTGGCAGCGTCACCGTTGATGGTGATGTGTATTCTGGGGTCGGTGAACTAGGTGGCATTGAGAAGATCAGTGAAACGACCTCCATTCAGGCTAACAACCTCAAGCTATCGCTAAACGGCATCGACCCGACATTGCTTTCCAAGGCCATTGATGAAGACTACCAGGGGCGGTCTGCTACGGTGAAAGTGGTTCTATTAGACGACGACTACCAGCAGATTGCGGACAGCTTTGTGATGTTCGGCGGGTTCATGGACAACATGATTTTTACAGACGGCAAAGAAACGGCTGCTATCACCGTTAATTGTGAAAGTTGGCTCCGCACGTTGGACCGTTCCAATAACCGCCGCTATACAGGCGAAGACCAGCAAGAGCGCTTCTCCGGTGATGTTGGGTGTGAGTTTGTGGCGACCCTTCAAGACAAAGAACTGCTATGGGGTGCACCTAACCCTAAGACGCCAACCGACAAGAAAAGCGGGCGAGGGTCGCGCTAATGGACCCGATCACAGAAATGCACAAGGCCATAGACGCCAAGAAAGAAACCACCTTCAAATGGGGTTCGCACGATTGCTGCATGTTTGCTGCTGATGTTGTGCAGGCCATGACCGGCGAAGATTGGGCCAGCGAGTTTCGGGGAAAGTACAGCACCAAAGATGGTGCCATTGAGGCGTTACAAACTATCGGCAAGGGTTCGCTTTACCACACTATTCGGGGCAAGTTCGGCAACCCAAAACCATTGGCACAGGCCAAGCGCGGTTGGCTGATGGGCAAGAAGACTGGCGATTGGCTGGCACTGGGCATTTGCACCGGCACCCATACGCTGTTTGCTCACAAAAAGGGATGGAATGAAGTCAAGACTTTAGAATGTGATTATGCCTGGGAGATTAAGTAATGCCCCAAGTCATTCCAATCCTTCTTGCTGGTATTAAATCGACACTTTTGAAAACTATCGTTCAAGGGTTGATCGTCGGGCTTGTTATGACCGGCGTTAAGGCATTGCTAAAAGCCGTTGGCATCATTGGTGGCAGGAAAACTGATGATGTTGGCTCACGAATACGGCCATCACAATCTGCTGATCTTCCACGGACATACATCTACGGCACACAGCGTGTAGGCGGTGACATTCTGTTCTATGACACCAGCGGCACAGATAATGACAAGTTGTGGATGATGATCGCCTATTCATCCCGCGAATGTGACGCCCTAAACAAAGTTTATTTTAATGACGAGGAAATCTCGTTTAACGTCAGCAATCAGGCAACCACCAGCCCATACAGCAGCGTGACATGCAAGCGGCACATTCAGTATGGCACGGACGACCAGGCGGCAACAGCGGCCTTTGTGTCGGGCGTGTATAACTGGACGGCAAACCATCGCAACCGAGGCACAGCGACTATCGGCTTTGAATTGGAATTTGACCGCGATGTGTTTCCGAACGGTCTTCCGCTATTGTCTGCGGAATGGCAAGGTGCAAAAATTTATGACCCGCGCCTGGATAGCACTGTTTCAGGTGGTAGTGGCGCCCACAGAGTTGCAGACAAGACGACTTGGGAATATAGCGCCAATGCTGCGTTGGTTCTTTATGACTACATGCGCGACGATTTGATTGGCCCGGCATTCCCGAACAGCGTGTTTGATATGGCGAACATAATTGCTGCTGCTAACACTTGTGACGAAAGCGTTGCCCTTGCTGGCGGCGGCACTGTGGCGCGGTACACCATCAACGGTGAAGTGGATGGCGACGAACGGTTTGGTTCTGTTGTTTCTGATATGTTGGAAGCAATGGCCGGTGACATTACATTCACGGGTGACAAGTTTTTGATTTTCCCCGGCGAGTATGCAACTCCTACCGTCAGCTTTGACGAAAGCAACTATTCGTTCTTTGAAATAACACCCGCCCCGCCTCGCAACCAGTTGGTCAACGGGGTCAAGGGCGTTTTTGTGGACGCCACGCAGGACTATCAACCCGTAGACTACCCTGCACAGACCAGCACAACAGCACTAACGCAAGACAACAACGAACGGTTCTGGCTAGACCTCGATTTGGCATATGTGACAAACAATGCCACGGCTCAGCGCATTGCGAAGATTGAGTTTGAACGCGCCCGGTTGCGTAGGATAATTTCAATGCAGACCAACCTTGAAGGGCTGCGCGTCAAGCCAAACGATACGATTTATGTGAGCCATGTTAACACAGGGTTGGTAAATGAAGTGTTTCGCGTTTTGACCGTTGACTTTGAAATGAACGGCGAAGACGGCACCGCGTACACTTGCAACATCACAGCCAAGGAAGAAAACAGTGCCGCATATTCGTGGACAGCAGCCACTGATGAAACGGTTGTTACCATTCCCAATGAAATCAACCTTCCTCTGTACCCGTACGGGGGAAACTTGCAAACGCCATTCGGTGTCGTTGTTTTGCCTGATCTTGTTACCAGCACGGGCGGGGCTGTTCAGTCTGGCGTGAATGTCTCTTTTTCGGCTCCGAACAGTTGGGTGCAAGCCACACAGGTTGAAGTCACTGACAATGCCAGTGGTGACACCGTAGGCGCAGCCGTGGTCCCCAGGGGGCAAACAGAAGTATTTATCCCAACGGGGGCTGGCACGTTCGATGTTGCGTTGTTTAATCATGGCAACTTCGGAGAACATTCCAGCACGGTAAATGACACAAGCAACACCGTTACCGACGAAACAGAGGCACACGACACGGTGAACGTGTCGGGCGTAAATAGCGAAGGCGTAGCAAAAACTTTCGGCAAGGTGTGGCGGGAAACGTTTGATAGCTATACTGCCATCAGTGATGTGACAGATCGTTATGAAGACATAAACAGCACGGCTAGTGGGGCAGAGCTATCCCTTGAAACGGGTGGCACGGCAGGCAACCAGTTTCTTCGTATAGGCAACAACAGCGGCAATGACGAATATTGCCTCGTCCATTCGGGGCCGTCTATTCCGTACAACCCAAACAGCACATACCGGATAGGGTTCAGGGCGAAGCAGCCGACTGGCAGCGGCACAGTTTCAATGGGCGTAGTGGGGCGCAATGCGGCAGATGATGACTTTATCGACAGTGACGGTGATACAGGGGGGAGCTTTGACCCGTTTGATTGTTTCTTCCGTGCAGGCGAGAATGTGACACTGACCACTAGCTTTGTTGATTATGAAGGCTATTTCTCCGGCACGAGTGCCACCCCATTGAGCCAAGCAGCAGACACGCCAACAGGCGCATTGGAGTTGCACACCGACTGCAAATATTTTCGACCGTATATCACCGTCAACGAAACGGACCAAGCGGGCCAGGTTGACATTGATGAAATATGGATTGAAGAAATGCGCCCTATTGAAACTGGCGACATTGCCGACAACAACGTGACGACACCAAAGTTCGCCATTCAGGCTGCAACGGAATTGGTGTCTACATTCACAGCCACAGAAATCAGCAGAAGCACTGTCGGCCCGCATGATGTGCAGAATGTAACCATTGCGTCTGGCGACAATAACGGTGGCGTTTGCTACATTGTTTTCACCTGCTCGTGGGGTTCTAATAACACCGACAACAATTACCCGTTATTTGAGATCATTGCTTATGAGAACGGCACCGAGGTTCGCACTGTTATGACAACAAACTTGAACCGCATGAGGTCTAATCCAGACGCTGCACACTCCGCAGCATTGACCTGCATTGATGACCCGACTGCTGGCACCACCCTGAAATATGCTTGCGAGGTAACGCTTGCCAGCGGGGAAACTGCAACGTTTGAAGATCGATCTATTGCTGTGTTCCAAGCCAAGGACAACACCTGATGCGCTTTTCTATATACAACACCAGCACCGGCGAAGTTGTAAGAACCATCACCTGCAGCAAACAATCACAGGCGCAAGCCAACTGCGCCCCTGGCGAAGCTGTCTCACAAGATGCCCCGCCACGCGGCAAAGATGATCGGGATTTCAAGGTTGACCCAGCAAGAGGCAAACACCGCAACAAGACAGCAGCCGAAAAGCATGAAGACAATGCGAAGCGCGAATTGGTCCGTGACCAGATGTGGGAAAAGGAAGAACAAGACCGCGCAGCGCACCGGCAGACAATTATCAATTCAGGCGCAACAGAACAAATGGCTGACGCTGTAATGCAGTCAGTCTACGGCACAGAAACACGCAAACCAAAAGAACGAAACAAGCGCAGACCTACCTAATCAGGTAGGTTTCGTGTATCGTCAGGATAGTAGAGTAGGAGCGCGGCCATGGCTAAAGATGTTGATCTGGTAAAACTGGCAGAAACAGTCGGTGCCGCAGCAGCAGAGGCAAGCAATAATTCAAAAAACCTAATCGAAATGCACAAACGATTAGACGAACACGTTATGGACCAGAATACCCAATTCACGCGCCTGCAAGAAAAGATCGAACGCAACGCTGCCGAAAGCACGTTGCAGCACAACGAACTTGCAAGCAAAGTCGATGCCATAACGCACGGCCTTGGGCAGTGCGTTGCAAACCATGTTGAAGTTGCTGTCCAACCCGTTATTGACGAAGTGAAGAACCACAGAAAACTGATGTGGTCAGTCGCTGGCGGTTTCATAGCTTTGCTGTTGGCTGTCGTCGCTTACCTGCTGACGCAGGGTGTGCCGTGGGACACAGCAATGACAGCCCATGCCAACGGTTCTTTTCATCGGGGGAACTGATGCCCAGCTTCGGTTCATCGTCGCGCAGGCAACTTGAAACCTGTGACCCGCGTTTGCGGAAAGTCTTTGAAGAAGTCGTTCAACACTTTGATTGCACCGTTTTATGTGGGTATCGCAATGAAGAAGATCAGAACAAAGCCTTTGACCAAGGCCGCTCGAAGGTTCGATACCCTGATGGAAAACATAACGTCAATCCGAGCAGGGCTGTTGATGTGGCTCCTTACCCTATTAATTGGGAAAACCTTGAGCGCTTCTATTATTTTGCTGGCCATGTTATGAATGAGGCACGCAACCAAGGCATTTGCCTTAGATGGGGCGGTGATTGGGACAGTGATACAGAGGTCAGCGATAACGGTTTCAACGACCTTGTTCACTTTGAACTGGTGGAGTAACGCATGGCCGAGAAAAAAATATACGTTCACGTTAGGAACCTGCAGCTTGATAATGAGCTGAAGGAAGCGACACCGCTTCGGGCAATCATCTTGAAAGAGCCGGACAAAGAGGAATTGCGTTGTCACGGTGTCCGTATCTTGCAGGACGGCAAAGTCGTTGCAGAAATATTCCAGAACCGGAACGACAACCCGCCTAACGCCTATGTGGCGACAGAGTGTGACGTTGAGCCGATCTTTATTGAAGCAGGGAAGAAGACAGATGAACCAGAATAGCAAGGCCACAGGTGGCGCAGGTGTCGGCGGTGCAATTGGCACGATCATTGTTTGGTACGGTCCACAGGCAGGGTGGTTCACCATGTCGTCAGCAGAAGAAGGTGCCATGATTGCAACAGCACTAGGCGTGATCGTCGCTTTTGCTGCGCGGTGGTTGCCCGAACCGAAGTGAAATGTCTAGCTGGTCTAATTGGCCTCGCTGGTCTGCTTGGCCTAAGTGGATGCGCTGGCCTCGGAAAGATACCGTGCAACCACGAAAGGACGATCTACGCCCTGGGGATGGTAACAACCGACCAAGCGGCAATCGTAACGAAGATAACAGAACGGAGAATGTGTGATGCGGCTAACACTGACGATCTTGGGGGCAATGGCCCTAATCCTGACAGCACTGACTGACAAAGCCCTCGCGGGCGACAAAAACTCAATCTACTTCGAGCAGCAAAGCGGTCTCTTCCGCGTGGGGTTCAGCGGCAAGGCGTGTGGCAGCTTCCCGATGCCTAGCGTGTCGCTAGATGGAGAGCGGTCGTGTGCGCGTGTACCGCTTACATACATGCACAAAAAGACAGACGCCAACGGCAACACGACTAAGGAAGTTTTGAAGCTGGAAGACTACCACGACGAAAGCTGCACCCGTAGCGTAGACGCAGCAGGGAACCCAACCGAAACTTGTTCAATCAAGGTGGTATCTGGCCGGTCTATCGAGGGCGACTTTGGTAGGAAACAGAACTTCTCATTGCTGGGCGCGACCTTTGGTGATGCATCTGGCGACAGCGAAGCAACGCGCCGGGTGAATACCGGCCTCGCTGCTGCGCGACGATCAACGCAGGAATGACCCGTAAATAGTTTCTAAGACGGGTTAAGTGAAAAGGGTGTTGGCATATGTGCTGGCACCCTTTGTGCTTTGTGGGGCGTTAAAACGGGGCGTTTTAACCTAATAGAACGTCATGAGTTCCCGTTCAATGTCTGGACGGTCTGTGCCGGGCGGCATCAATGTATTCGCTGCATATGTCAGGGTGTCTTCGTAGAACTGGTTGAACTCGTCTTTACTCATAGATGATATGCCGCGCAGCCTGTACTGCACCTGCCCGTCAGCACGGATGAACGGTTCAGCCTTGCCCAGCGAAATAAGAATGTCGTCGTGCAATTGATCCTTGTTCCAGCCTCGTACATTGTGCTTTGCCAGCAAGCCGACCAGCACCCACCACTTGCGAACTAACTTGAGGTTCTTTGCCTTGTGGCCGTCCAGATAAATCAGTTCACCGTCATTGACGCTGTGGAAAAAGTTTTGTGCGCTTTCACTGGCAGGCTCAAACCCGTACATCGTCTTGCGCCATATCGGCCTATCTTTTTGCGGCATCGTTTACCCCTGTTCTGCTAGGGTGTTGCGTAGACAATCGTGGCTGCAACAGTTGGTGAATAATGAGACAGATTACTTTCAAGGTTCCCGGAAAACCTACAGGCAAAGGCCGCCCAAGGTTCACGCGCAATGGCCGTGCATACACGCCGAACAAGACCCGCGCATATGAAAGCCTCGTCGCTAGGGTTGCCAAGATTGCGATGGCAAGCGAACCAGTCCTAACTGGGCCGGTGCGGTTGCAGATTGAAGCCTGCTTCGCCAAGCCTAAAAGCTGGTCAAAGAAAAAGAGAGAAGCGGCATATTGGAAAACAAGCATTCCAGATGCGGACAATCTTGCCAAAGTCGCTGATGCGTTGAACGGTATCGTTTGGGATGATGATGCCCAAGTCTGTGAATTATCAGTCAAAAAGGTATATTCGGTGCATGACGTTGAAGAAATGATCTTCATTGTCACCGAACTCACAGCATAGGCTTGATGTCGTTTGACCACACCCGCCATGCCTCGGCTGGGTCGTCTGTGATTTCGTATTCATTCATCCAAGCCACAATCTGCTTTTTAGTCGGCTTCCCATTGTGGCGGTTGACTTGGCGAAGCAATACATCCAATTTGCTGTTGGACATGCCGCGCAACGGGCGGCGTCTGTTTTTGTCTTTGTGTAGGTTCATCGTCTATAACCCCTGACTGCTTCTGAAACGCGCCCAGCGTTCACGTTAAATTTTGCGCCTATGTCTGTCTGTGACATAGCTGGGTTCGCCCGCCAATAATCCCGTATTTCTTCCGTCAGTTCTGGCGTCATAGGGCTGGAGCTTATGGGTGCTTTCCTGATCGGCTTGCGCCGTGACAGGTTAGCAGACAGCCTGCGCATTTCTGCAGCGGCTTCACATATGTCTGCGCCTGTTTCCAATTCATTAGCCACTTGGTTCAGGCGTTCTTGAATGTCAGGTATCTTCATAGTCGGCTCCTAGTTTGTCAGTGATAACTTGGCGCACTGCGCCGGGTGTTGTCACGTCTGGGTAATAGTCGCTCAAGGCGTCGATCAGGTCAGCCGTCAGATATACTGAAACCTTTTTGCCTGCCTGTTTTCCCTTTGGCTTGCGGCCTGCGCCAGTGCGGGTACCGCCACGGTTTTCAGTCATTGGTCTATCCCCAGAGCAGCAGCAACTTTGTCTTCATCCATAACGTCAACGCGGCTCATGTAGACGGCGGGTCCGTCAAGTTCGACCTTGAAGCCTTCCCCGTGGGCGCGCTGCGCGTACCATTGCCCCCGGTCATTACAGTTGATATAGGCGACCAGGTTAGACATTGAGCCGGTGTGGCCTGCATACATGTGATGCTGGTTGCGATAGTTGTTAAGAATGATGTGGTTTGTGGTGGTCATTGTCTTTTCCTTATTCGGTTTCGATCAGTTGGGGGTGCTTGGCGATGAACTCGCCCACGGTCCCAAAGAAAATTGTTTCGGGTATTCCGTTGTTTTCCCAAGAGGCGCATGACCGTGCAATCATGTTTCCTTTCCGGTCAATGTCGTACTGGTATTCGGTGTCGCCGTGAGCATCATGCCCTGTAGTGAAATCTGCGCTGTCATTGGCTCGCATAAATTTGGCTGCGAGTGATGCATACCCTGGCACGTTGTTCATGTTGTTGAAATACATCGCCGCGCCTGCTTCATAGCCATCGTGGTGGATGTAGAAGGTTACGCTGCCACTTTCAGTTTCAAATTTATATGTTGCGCGAGTGCTCATTGGACTGTTCCTTTGTTTGCGTTACCATTTTAATATAGGGGCATATTTTCATAATGTAAACCCCCAAATTCAAAATAATTGCATTTTTCCTTCTTTCCATATGCGGTAAAGCGTTTCGGCTTCTGCAACGGGGTCTTCAATGTCGGTGTACCGTTTGAACCATTCTGCTTCGTTCATGCCTGCTAGGTGAACGCTGTCCTTGTCGCCATTGTGGTGCCGCGCACACAGGGGCAGGCGGTACTTGTCGGGCGACTTCAACCCCATACCACTATGACCAGTGCGGCGCAGGTGATGCGCCACGCCAGCCGGTACAATGCGACACCGGGAACAAGGCAACGAGCGTAGCCATTCGCCGTGTGTCATTCGCCGTTGACCTTGCGCGTTGCAAAGAAGTCGGGGTGCTGCGGGTGGTCTTCCTGCCATAGCCTCGCCAAGTAGGCAGTCATATTGTTGTTGATCTTTAGCGGGGCAACCACTTCTGGCACACCTTTGTCGGTGGGGCGCAGCATTGTCTCCCAGCGTATGCGTTCAACGATCATTTTGGATGATGCGCGGGTGCGCCCGGCATGTAATAGCTCACGGGCAAACTGGCAGAAATAATTGTAGATTGCCGGATGCTTCCGGTGTGTATCAATGAAGCGTTGTTCGTATTCGTTGATAGCAGCGCGGGTGCCGTCAACGAGGCTACGCATTGAGCCGTTGAAAAGTGATTGTTGGTTCATTTAGACGTTCCTTTCGGTTTGAACGGGGTCAGGTATTCATTGACGACATACCCTTCCCCCTGGCGGCGCACCCTGATGATGCGCCGATGGTTTGGCTTGGCCCGCAGTTCTCGCCGTATTTTTTCAGCTTCAAATTCATTATCTGCTGTGTGACTGGCGACAAGTGCTCGCTGTTTATACACAACTAGTCCCCAAGCAGATATTGCCGCACAGACGCAGTATTGATGCCTAGCAGGTGCGCTATAGGCAAGGGGTCGAACCCCTCGCCAGTAAGGTAGTCTGTGACGCGGCGTTGCTTTTCATTAAGCCGCTTTTCTTTTTTGCGCCTAAACTTCATGCACACTTTACACACAGGCTGTTTGCGGTCTTTGGTGCGCGGGTGTGAGTAGTATTCCGAAAGCAGTTTCGTCTCACTGCACTTGCTGCATTTCTTTGTATCAAGCATCAACAATCTCCGCCTGCTGGATGCGTTCTTCCATAACCTTTTTCAGTTCGAGGCTGTCTGTTTTGTTGTACGCCCACAATTGGCGCAGCCCTTCGGCATTGTGGTTGCGAAACCAGTCGACTTCGGCAGGTTCTGCTGTGCTGACATATTCCAGAACCCTGTCGACTGCTTCGCCAATTGGCACAGAAACCAGATCACCCATTTGTTCAAACTGGAACAGGGTTGCAGGACCACCCAGCCGCGCTTGACGCTTCTGGCGTTCGGCTGCTTCGGCTGCTTCCCACGCATTAGAACTTTCTACATGGTCAAATTCTTCGGCAACATGCACACCGGCCAGGTCTTCGGGCCAGCCTTTCCGCAGGGCTTGACTTTCGGCACATTTCGCCAGCATGTGCTTGGGCATCTTG